AGGTCTTTTTTGACCATTTTGCCAGCGCCATTCAGCACGATGTTATCTACAAAGATGACTTTGTCGGGTATTTGCCAGCTGGCGATTTTACCTTCGTAAAAGCTCAGCACTTGTGGCTCATCGATTTCTGAATCTGGCTCCTTCACCACAATTAGTACTGGACGTTCGCTCCATTTTTTATGCTTTGCAGCAATAGCGGCCGCCATTCTTATCTGCGGATGGGCGACTGCGATGTTTTCCAGCTCTACTGACGATATCCATTCTCCACCAGACTTGATCAAATCTTTTGAGCGATCCCGAATATTCATATAGCCATCGGCATCAATGGTTGCAATATCGCCTGTGTCGAACCAACCATCTTCAGTTATCGCATCAGGATTTTCTGTGTAATAGTCATTGATGATCCAATGACCTTTGATCTGTAAACGACCTTGAGACATACCATCTTCTTCGACTCGCTGTAGCGGTTCATCAGTATCTATGAGACGTAGCTGAACGCCGTAGGGCGGACGACCTTGAGAGTTACGCAACTCATTAATCTCATCTTTACTCAGCGATTTATGCTTGGCTTTTATTTGATTCATCGTTCCAAGTGGGCTAGTTTCTGTCATGCCCCAACCATGCACCGCATCGCAGTTAAAGTCTTCTCTGAACGTTTTGATTACTGATGGTGGGCATGCGGCTCCTCCGACGATGGTACGCGTCATGCTATCAAGCTTACTACCTCTGGCTTTGGCAGCGGTTAATAGGCTTTGCCAAATTGTTGGAACCCCTAGAGCAACCGTAACATGACAATCATCAATGAGAGATACTAGGCTGTCACCATCGAGATTTGGACCAGGAAGTATGAGAGAGCAACCAGTCAGGGCAGCTGCATAAGGTGTGCCCCACGCATTGACATGGAACATCGGTACTACGGGTAACAAAACGTCTTGTGCAGAGAGCGCGGAGACATCAGGCATGCACAATGCCATCGCATGCAGCACAGAAGAGCGATGCGTATATAAAATCCCTTTAGGGTTACCGGTAGTTCCTGATGTGTAGCATAAAGAGCTGGCGGTCGCTTCATCGAATTGAGGCCAGTCAAAGTCAGTAGGATTTTCTGCTAATAGCTCATCAAAGAACAGTACATTAGGCAGTTTCTCTACGATACTATCATCTCGATCACTTAGACAAATGAAGTGTTCAACACCTTTGATATGCTGTCTGATTGCCATAATTAGCGGTAGGAAAGTAGTATCAAAAAACAGTACTCGATCATCAGCGTCATTGATAATGTAGCTCAGCTGCTCAGGGAACAAACGTGGATTGATAGTATGGCAAACCATGCCACTACCTGAAATGGCATACCAAGCTTCTAAGTGCCGACGATTATTCCAAGCCAAAGTTGCTATGCGTTCTGATGATTTAAGTCTCAGTGTAGCCAACGCATTGGCCAATCGTTTTGAGTTATCTGAGACAGTACGCCAATTGGTATGAGTCATCTGTCCATCGACTTCTTTGGACAAAACCGCCGTATCACCATGATAACGGGCAGCGTGTTCGATTAGACCACTGATCAGCAATGGCTGATACATCATTTTTCCTAACATAATACATTCCCTGTAGTTATTTGAAAGTCCGCTTATTCTTGCTACTGCATTGCCTGATGCGAAGAATAGGCCTCAACTAAGAATAATCAGAATTATTCTTTAAGACAAGTTAATATTATGTTCTCCATAGGCGACGAAAAACTGTGATTCAACTTCAAAGACTTGATGATTACTCTATATAAATAGTTTTTACTTTCTCATCAAAAGTTTATTGGTATCATTGTTTCTTTAATTAACCGTAAAATTTAGACAAAAAAAATCCGACCACCTAAGTGATCGGATTTTTAATGTTTGGTGGAGATGGCGGGAGTTGAACCCGATATCATCACATTCTATCAAACGCTATCAAATCCGCTCTTAATAATATCAATGACTTAAGAAAATTGAATGTGATTACGTTTGATAGTGTTTGATACTAGGCTGTCAAGAATCATGTCAAAGATTAATTGTCTGATGCTGCAAATCGTAAATTGCCAGCCACTCGCCTCGCCCATCCTCTACCAAAACTGATCCATCCGCGCAAGCCAGTATAAAACTCAATACGCTCAGCGTTGAATAAAAATACGACATCGTTTTTATCCATAGCTGCTACTGCTGCGAGTGTACGCGGTCCAATCAAACCGTCAGCACTAGCGCCGACTGCGCGTTGTAGAAACTTAACAGCTTGGCGGTTGCCGTGATTATATGCAGCGTCGGTAAGCTGCCAAGCAATCAGCCTGTCTAGTTGATCGCCCTTCACTGCATTGTAGTATGACTTTTCTGTAATTTGCTTTGCAAGAGATTTGGGTAGCTTTCGCATATCTCCCCAATATCCGTGTGCATTAGCAACACGCTTGGTTACGCCGTACATAGTTTCCCCGCCAGGATCGTTCGGATGGTTGACGTAACCACCTTCATGACCCATCAATCTATCGAAAATCATATCGTAGACACTCATAGTCTTTGCCTTATTTTAGACATTAAAAAAGCCCCAGAATTGGGGCTATATTTAATGCTGATTGTTATTTACCAAAGATGGCGAAGGCCGCGTCTTTGATCTCTTTGATTACCTCAGCAATCGTTTTACCCTGCCATAAGGCTACGGCTTGATAAACAATGCCTATGGCCAACATACCGAACACTGCCCAGACGAGCATGATTGCGCCTTGGGTCATGACGCTATAATCTTGATAGCCCATAAATTCGATATGCGCTGCGCCGCCAAACAGCGAGATTGTGACAGCAATAGTAAACTTGATTATCACTGACATATTGACTTGTATCTTACCGTCTTTACCGATGTCACCTGATAGCATCAATCCAAATATTGCACCGATGACAGCTGCGAATACTTTTGGCAGAAATACCATCAGCTTTAGTATGATTAGTTCTAAAAACGGTGTGTTCTGTGGCATAACGCCCCCTCAAATTTAGTCGTAAAAAAACCGCCAGTTAGGCGGTATCGTCTGTTATTCATCTTTAAGCAAATTTTACAACAGTGTTATCTACAAAGTTTCCAGCCAAGATAAGACCCATTGGCGTGCTGCTACTGTTGTTTTTTAGCAGGTAGTTTACAGTGTTAAGACCTTTTTTAAGAGGGACTGTAATTGTGTTGTAGCCGTTATTGATAGCTACCTGAGTGCCATTGACGTAGAGTTCCAGTACGTCATCAACCCTAACGCCTTTCTGTGTCACATTGATATCTTTAGACGCGGTTACTTTCATTTCAAAAAGCATGCGCATCATGGCATTACTGCCTGTATCAGACCACTGGACGTCAATAGAGCCACGGCTAGGGTGTGACACTGGGTATGACTTGTCGAAATTCGCTGGATTGTCTACGAATGTGCTGGTTGAGTAATAAATGTCCCATGATGGCATCCATGCTGACCTCTTGAGAGTATCAACGTCGATAGTATCTGCCGCGATAGTTCCACTAAAAGTCCCTCCGACAGCAGTCATATTGCCATTTCTATCAACCATAAACTTGTTGTTTATATTAATAGAACCTGCTGTGACCGACCCTAAATCTGCTGATAGCGCTGATAAATTAATGATTGTTGCCGTATTTATCTTAGCGAGGTCAATAGCCCCCTCATGTATAAATGCGGCAGTCATATAAGTACCAGCAGGTACAACCGTGCCATTGATAGTCTGGGGAGACGTCAGCACCATAAATGGTGACTTGCCACGACTAGTGCCAGTAGGTGGTGCGATCCAGAACTTATCTGCATTAATAGCAAACTCAGACTGAGTCGCTGATGATGCAAGGCCAAACCCACTGATGCGGCCGCCGACGTCTAGTTTGAGAGTGTACTGAGCAAGCAGTTGACCGTCCACGTTTGCTCTAACTGTCTTCTCTTCTTCAATCGCAGCATAATTATCATACGGTGACTGCTCCCATGCTGATGCAGAATTACCACGCTCAAGCATTGCTTTAATACCTACGCCTATTATGCAATGCCGAAAATAAACAGAGCCTTCAGGCGCTGTCAGATATACCGCTTTAAATTCATTCCGGCGGTGTGATTCTTGCGAACCTATCACGTTTCTAGCACCGTTGTAATATATAACCCTGCCTGATACGCCAGTCGCACCCTCATGGCGAAGCAGTCTAAACACTAATCTATCGCCGCCAGATATACGATAGTAATTGGGATCTAGCATATCTACAGAGGCATCATTAACCGTACCATCACTACTGTAATAACCTCCTTTCATTCTGTTTAAAACAAGTAAGTTAACGCCGCCAGTACTCGCTAAGATAGATTCTTTTGTAGAGGCGATAGCATCAGTCTGACTCGCTGTTGTATTTTGCAAATTTTGGATAGCTGATTTATTAGTACCTGCTGTTGCAGATACTGTATTGATAAGTCCGCTTAAAACACTATTTTCATTCGCTCTAGTTAATTCCTCATTTCTAATAGCTGCAACGTTGTTAATAGTATCAATGCTAGATGCCTTCCAAGCCGTGGCAACGCCTTCTTCAACCTTGATGCTGATTGACGTATCAATATCGGATGAACCTACAATCACACCGATGCGAATCCATCTAGCATTAGATGGTGGATTGATGGTTCTGATGTGATATGAGTTCCCAAGCAAGTTTGCTGTACTACTTGTAGACTCAATATACGTTTTATCAGCTGTAAAAAACGCTATCCTGTTTGAGTTGCCTGTGTTGACTTTGTTAGGATTCCAAGTCTGCATAACTATCGGTTTGTTACCAGCAATCGGCATCAGTGTTTGCATGGTTTGATGATTGGGCGTGGATGCTCTGATATCACCTGAGCTTTCAAATCCGCGAATACAGTCTGCAATCGAAAACAGATTTTCGTTAATGGTAAACTCAGACCTTAGCTCTGTTTTAGTAGTCGCTATTGCTTGGGTAGTATCCGATATTGTGTTTTCTGCAGTAGTGATACGAGCCAATGCATTATCAGCCTTTGAAGTTGCAGCATTGACTTTAGTCGTTAAAGCACTGTCTGCGCTAGCTCTCGTTGTCGCTTCACTACTAATAGCAGCATTAGTGCTATTAATGCGACCATCAAGAGCAGCTTTTGCTTCAGCCACTTTAGCCGCTGAACCGATCACATCTTCCTGCTTAATCCATTCCCCCCATGTTGTTGATGAGATAGACTTTCTCGAATATACGTCACCCGTATTGTCATACCCCATTTGTACAATTGCACCGCCACTAGGATCTTTCCATTTAACTAGCGTTTCAACATAGACATATGTGCCGGTTGAAGTAATACCTACTGTTGCTGCGCGCTTAAACTCTTTCGCGGTTTGAGCGGGATAGTTTGCCCAATACCATTCAGGAGGTTGATTATCATTACGCGTATCCTGCACCGAATTGAAAGCCGTAAACTCTGCTTTCAATTCAGTTTTAGCGGTGGCTATCGATTGAGTATTAGTGGCAATAGCAGTTTCAGCGGTACTTATACGACTTAAAGCGTTGTCAGTTTTTGTTGTATTGCTAGTAATGCGTGTACTCAAAGCACTATCTGCGTTTGATCTGGCGGTAATCTCATTGCTAATATCAGTCGTATTGTTACCGACCGTAGTAGTCAATGAGTTTAAGCTATTGGTTAAAGCCGTATCTTTGTTAGTAAGAGTCGCCAGACTATTGGACACTGTCGCTTTGTTGCCTTTATAATCGCTATCCAAGGTCGTTATAAGACTGGCCAAAGCGGTATCTTTGTCTGTCAGGGTTTTTAGATCTAAGACTACTTTTGCTTTGTTGGTATCGTATTCACTCTTTAGAGCCGTATAAAGATTGGTCAAACTAATATCTTTATTAGTTAAAGTTGAGATACTGAGATCAACATCAGTTTTATTTTTACTGACCGCTTCGTTAACCGCTGCTAAATTAATCTTGTTGGTATTGGCGTTGGCCAACGCAGTATCTGCCTTATTAAGTGCAGTTACTATATTGGACTTAGCTGTTGTTAAATCAGCCTGTGCTGCTGACACACTCACTTTTGTTTCTGCCAGCTTAGCGTTTAGATCAACCCCCAAATCATCTAAGATCGTCTTATTGATATCAATCTTGCCAATCTCACTACGCAAAGCTTGATCAAGTGCGCTCTCATCAATCTGACCTTGAATCAGATCCATGATTTTGTCAGCACTGGCGTCAGTCGTACCAGTCACCCAGCTTGACCAATTCGACTTAAAGCCTAGCTTATCAACCAAACGCGCACGGTATGACTGTGATAAGTTGCCTTGCAGTCCTGTCACTGTATGCGTGTTATTCGGATAACTGTATTGACCTAATAGCTTGACGTTGGTATTCGGTGCGCTGCCAGTTTCAATCTCGGTGTAAGCGGCGTCACCTGAGCCGCTAGTAAACCCCCATTTGATTTCCATGCCAAACAAGATGCCTGTCGCTGTTAGTCCAACGATGGTAGGCGGTAAACCAATCTTACCTTGCACCTCGGTAAGCATTGATACTGTAGGTTGTGACTGCACATCAAATGCGGATACTGAACGCACGCGTGCTAGGTAGTTGCCACTGTAAACGCCTTCAATCTCGACCGATACGTTGCCGGTGCGTGGAACTTTAACCCATGTACCATCGTCTTTACGCCATTCCACATCATAAGCAACCGCATCTTTAACCTGTGCCCATGAAATAATGAGTGTCGCTATCGTCTGACCTTGCACCACGCGATGACGACTGGTGATTGTTACGCTCGCTGGTGCATCGACCACATCAGGATTGACGATGGTAATATCTGTTGGCTTAACGTCGGTGCCAAAATCAATAGCAGGGAATTTTTGCGGCTCGTGCTGTATTGCTGTGACTGCAAATGTCGTTTCATCGCTTTTACCAATCGATAAAACTCGAAAGCGCATCAGCTTTAGATCAGCCGTTTCAATCGCCCAAACATTTTCTGTTTCAGCGGCTGCAAATGCGACATTAAGCGTTATCTTGCGACCGGCAACTGTCTTGATAGTGCGTCGCTCTGATTTACCATTGCCACCATTGACTATTAACACATCACCAGCATTAGCGACCACATCACGATCAAGGGTCACAACATACTGAGCATCACTGACAGCAGACACACGGCCGCCATTTGCACGACCGGCAAACAGCTCATCACTGATATTGATGATGTTTCCCACAGACGGTATAAAACCGTCTAAACCCACACCAAATGATACCTGGCGCGTTTCTAACTGCTCGGTTTTAAGGGCCCATAATCCTGCGCGTTGAGCTTGCGCTTGACTGGTACAACCAAACGCGGATAAATCAAGCACCTTGACGCCAAATTTAGCCATCGCTTTTTCATCACGAATATACTCGTACTCTGTCTCAAAGCGATTAAGCGGATTGTCCCATGCGACTTTGGCCAGTGTGTGCCGGTCACGCGCACGTGTGCCAGTATATTCAAAATTGCCATCAATGACGTTTGCGCGTGAGAATGTATAAACAGGGTCCTGCGGTACGTCAGCGTCTAATACAATGCGCTCACCGTTCCAGTAGGACATGGCACGGAATATACCGCCGATGTTTTGTAGTACCTGGTAAGCATCAACTTGCTTTTGCAAATAGACATTGCACGTAAACCGTGGCTCTAATCCACCCTGACCGTCTGATACCATCTGATCACAGTATTGGCCAAGCGCGTACAGCGACCATTTATCAATCATGGTGATATCTAAGCGATCACCCAAGCCATAGCGCCACTGCGTGCATAAATCAAAGTAAATCCACGCGGGGTTGTCAGTATAAGCATCTTTGAACGTACCATCCCAAATGCCGGTATAAGTACGCGCAACTGCATCGTAGTTGCTTGGTACTCGTATAATCATTCCACGTATGCGAGCTTCCATTTTAGCAATGCCGCTAAATGTCTCGGCGTTGTACTGTAAGCCTAGCAAAGCCGTGTTTGGATAACGGAGCTTTACATCAATAACTTCAGCGACCGCATCGATAAGCATGGTATCTTGTACATATTCGCTTGAGTCATTAGGCGTGATGCGTCTGACACGTATCTGCCAACCCGTCGTTGAGCGTGGTAAATCAATACGGTGAGTACGCTCGTAACCTGCACTCGTTTTGTCTTCAATTTTTGTGTTTAAGACTTCGACGTAAGCACCGCCATTCGTTTGTAAATCAATCGCGTACTGGATTTTATAGCCTTTAACATCGCCATTTTCAGGGTTTGTTTTGGATAGACGATTCCACTTAAATCGCACACGTACTGCTGACAGTTGAGTATCAGTAAATGCTTTAATCCACGGATTATCACTACGTAGTTCAACATTAACGGGTGTCTCATTCGCGACATCAGGAAAGCCTTTGATATAGTCTTGCTCATTTGTGCCGGTGCGAAAATCCCATGTCACGCCTTCAAAGTTGCTGTTACCTGCGTCATCAAGCAGTGGCGTGCCGTCAAGATAGATTGACCTGCCACCATCAACTAGACCTGCAATCTCGCCTTCGCTCAAAATATAGAGTAGTTTGGCAGTACTGGTACTTGCGACCGAATCCTTAGCGATTGACGGCTTACGTGGTTTATCTTGTCCTGCTTTTGCGCCTTTGATTGATGTGACTATCATTGATTGTCCTCTGTATAGATACCTGCACTACCAATCGCACCACCTACTGTACGCTCACCATATGCCACCCCAACGCAATTACCTTGCGCCACGGTTGTGACGGCACCACCAAAGCCATAGTTTGCGCGGTTGCCGTCCTCGTCTTGGCTGCCAAGCTCAGGTGTTGGCATGAGTAGTGAGGCTGCACCACCAATCATCAACCCGACACCTGCACCGACCAACCCAAGCGAGGTACCGCCCGTAAATGGTGTAAGCCCCAATCCAACAACGACCATTGCAGCGCCTGCTATCACTTGCAACCAACCAAAAGCATCGCCACCTGCGCCCATAATCTTTGGCACAATATGAATCACACTCGCTGCTGTTATGTTGTCGAGTTCGCTTTCGCCCAAGTTGCCTTGCTCATTTATTTCATCAGCGAACACCGCAAAGCGCATACCTTCTTGCTCAGCACGTAGCATAAACATTTTAAATTCAGGCAGCTGTGAGGCAATCGCGTGTGTTGCTTCGCGTGCGGACTGGATATCTAAGCGAAAAAACTCACCAAATTTGTCAGCAAGTACGCCGTGCAGGTGTATAGTTTTCATAAATTGCGCCCATAAAAAAAGCCGCTAATTTAAGCGACCTGTATTATTTAATTAGTGATTTATGTCTGATGATTACAGCAGCTCGGCGTTGCCATTGCTCGCCGTATATTTCGCGTAGCGACTCACGATTATAGGGGTGATGTAATATCAAGCTATCACCGATCACATCGTCTGTGCGCTCAGACTCAAGCTGACCATCACCGATAAATACCAAGGCATGACTCACATGCTCAGTACGCCCAAGACGGCACAGTATTAAATCGTGCTCTTGTATCGTATCGACCTCAATAAAGCCCTCAGCTTTGAAGTTATCAAGATATAAGGGCTTGCTGTCTGCTGATTCCCACCATACATCTTGACGCTCGTATTCACTCAGTGTTATGCCAAGCTCACGCTGATAGTAGTCTTTAACGAGTGTGTAGCAGTCCATGAGCCCGTGATGGTATTCACGTCCCAACAATGGTGCTTGATAGCCATCAGGCTTGTGTAGTTCAACATCAATGCCATTGGTGATAACCCACGGCTTACCGTGTAGATTCATTTGAACTTTATCGGGCATTGATGGGGCTGTACTACCGTCTGGATGACTATGCACGTAGGCTTTGATAGCGCCTTCCTTAGCTGCGCCAACCAAATCAATCGGGCATATCTCAAACTGAGCGTTATCAGCGGCTATGTTGGTACAGGGTATGTACTCTTTACCGACGATGACACCGCAAGCCTCACGCGGATAATCACGCTTAGCATGAGCAATGATCGCTTTTTTAATCGACTTGGTTAGCATGGGTTATCCTGATATGAGTGAGGAGCTAGGGAATCCGCCAAATGGCAAGGGATTGTTATCACCAAAACGTAAACGGCAATCACTCAAACGAGCACCGCATTTATCTTTTGAGGGATCGTCAATTGGCGTGCCATCTTCAGTAAACATGGCTGTGCCGGTATAACCGCACTCTTGGCCGCGATAACGCCCATGTACGGCCCAATGACAGAACGAGGTAATATCACGGCTTGGTATACGTGCGCCCTCGAAGTCCACAGGATTTGACAGCTCAAATGTGACCGCACTGGCGTTCTCAGATGTCTTTTGCTCAACGTACCAGAGCTGCTTGCGGTACTCATTGGCAGCCTGTGGGTTACCCTCAGCAAAGTTTGCGGCATCTAAGTATTTGGCCATCGTGTTGATGACAGTCAGTTTTGCGCCTGCAAAGTCGTCGTGTCTGAGACACAAGGCGCTAATAGCACCTTGTAAGCCATCGATGTTATTAGCAACAGCAAGGCTAGGCGTTGATGCACGGCCATCACCGCGCATCTCTAAACCGTCTGATTGGATTGGGATTGGGCTATACGTCTGACCTTGCCAAATAATGTCGCTTTTAACTGTAGTCACATCAGGATTGATGATCTGCCAATCTTCAAACGATACATGACCATGCCAACGCATGATGCCAGCGCCCAATTTAGTAGCATCTAGCTCATAAAGCGTTACAAGCCCTGTAACTGAAAGCTTTTGCAAGTCAGATTCGAGCATGATTACACCTCGTCATCCGTAGCAACCGCGCCACTCACGATAGTGCCGCCAGTCATGATGTTGTCTGGCGCATCAATGACGGTCTGTAATAACGTCGGCTCATCAGCGAGTATCGCACTATCTAAAACAACGGTATTGTGAGCCATTGCTTCAAGATTATTTTCAGCAGATGCTTGGTTGTAATAGCTCGCAAATACGATGTAAGACTTATTACTAACTAAGTCGTGCTCAGCGCGTGCAATTTTGTGAAAGCCCATAGGCACACCCCACTGAGGATGAAAAACGATTGCGTTAATGCCAGTGAATGTTTGACTGTTCATTGTCTTGCTCCATAAAAAAGCCCTCATTTGAGGGCATTATAATTAGTTAGGGTAAAAATGCTTGCTTGAGATTAAAGGAGACTTGCCAGACTTTACCGCTTACATGAGCTTTATTGATATTGCCCTCGGTTCGGTAGGTCTTAGTCACGCCATTGATTGTGAGATAAAAAGGCGTAACACCTTTATGCTCAATCAAAAAGTCGTAAATTGCGTCAACCTCAGCAAGATAAGCAGTTTTTGCAACTTGCCATGATGTACTGACATTATTGATGCCAGTGCTTGATACCTGCTCGTAACCATCGCCAAACTTAACGCTGCTCGTAACAAGCTGAGTATCTTGTGTAGCACCAGCATTCACACACCATTCGAAGGTTTTAAGCATAGAGCATGCCTCCCTGACGTTTCTCTTTACGCATAACATCCATGACTACGGCTTTGATGCCGTTAGCCATATCACGCCCCATCTTTTCATTATCGCCTGAGATTGAGCTATTACCCTTGGCATCAACTGTTACGTTGATATTTACGTCACTGGTAGTCGTTCTTTGACTATTAGACATAAAGTTAGCAAGGTCCTTGTTCTGACGTGGTGACAGTACTCGCTCGCCCTCATCCAATAAATAAGTAGCCTCTTTAGGTACATAATCCAGCCCGCCATGTGCGATACCACCCATAGTTATATTTTTAATATTGCTGACGATCTGTGCGCCCTGACCAACTGTCTCAGCAATGACTGGGATGTTTTGTGGATAGCCTAAATTCATCGCCTTAGCAATTGATTGTTGAATAGCCATGGCTGCCTGAGCGATTGCAAAGCCTTGCTCTATGCCAAACATGATCCTATATGCTGTTGATTGCTCGCCAGCAAAAGATTTGGTCAATCCTGCAATACCACTGAACAGACTTTGATACATAGCAATGCGCTGCAATGCCTGCTGTTCTGCTAACGTCTGGTCTTTTAAAGCATACTCCTGCTCGAGCGCCCACATTTTATCTAGATGCTCTTGCTTGGCGATCTCCAATAACTCAAACCGTTCAAGTTCAGGAAATGCCTCGTTACCGCGCTCATCAACTGCATTTATCTCAGCCTCACGATTCTTAAAATCGTTATTGATTGAAGTAAAGCCTTCAACATAATCTTGATTTAAGCGCCACTGCTGATACTCTTCATCGCTTAATGTGCGCTGCATCATGTTATCTTTGCCAGTACTAAGCGCGTTCGCACTACCTGCACGAGCACTATCAGCAATAGATTTATACATTTTGTATTGGGCACGAGCCTTAGCTTCGGCTGTGAACTTGAAGTTAGCCAAGTCTTCTTCATAAGCGGCTTTTTGCGCGTCAATGAAATACTTACGAACGCTATCATCTTCAATGTATGTTTCTTCAATCACCTTCATTGCTTTTCTATGACTTTCATGAATACGCTGCTCTTCACTGAAATACTTCTCAGATACGGAAAGCAATCCTGCATTTTTTTCTATTGCGTAGCGCTCTTCTTCACGTGCTAAGTATTTAGCGCGGTCACCAGATCCTTCAGCGTAAAGTCGTTCGATTTCTATGACGTTATTAGTATGCTCACTTTCTATCTTCTCTTTATAGGTTGCATACTTCTGAGTGATAGACAGCTTAGCTCTCTCCAGCTCTTCGAGCACGCGCTTTTCTTCAGCAGCTGCCTTTTCTCTTTCGCGTTCGGCATCTGACATAGCTTTTTGAGCAATCGCTTGTGCTTTAGATGTTGCGCTATCTACTGCAGAGTTGCCAGTTGTTGCACCCTTCTCAACACCCATAACTCCTGGCATTTGATGCAGTAGGTCGATAACCACACCATCTTCAAAAGTGATGGTTGATACATAACCCCCACCCTTTGAGTCTTTCCAAGTCTTAACACCTTTAACAGCCACATTGGTTGTGATGGGTGTATTTTTAGGTATAGCAAAGTCGGTACCACGATGGTTTGTAGATGCGCCTTTGATTCCTGTGTTGCGTGGACCAAAATCGCTCGTTTTTCTATAGTCAGTGATCTTCTTGCCACCAGCACGGAATCTGTCCATATCTGACTGACTAACTGCACGGCTTTTATCTCGGTACTGAATATGTAGGTGAGCACTCCCAATACCAGTGTCACCACTAATACCTACTAGTCTTGCTTGTGCTTCTGCCTGCCTGTTTAAAGCCGCTGTTTTTTTATCGTTAGCCTTAGCAGTTTTCTCTTTCGCCTTAGCTTCTTCTTCTTCAGCATCAGCTATTGCTCTTGAGGCTATTATTTCTTCAGTTACTGATCCAGCTCCATAAGTAGCGATGCTTGCACCAGGCACAAGAGCAGAGAAGCCAGCTCCTTTATTGGCTAACTCTCTAGGAGAGCTCCAAATAGTCTGCAAAGAACTTATAGCCCTATCTTTTTCTGCTTTTATATCCTCCATCATATACTGACGCATCAAACCTTTAGATCTTGCGTACTCCTCAAGATAAGTCCCAATCTTAAAAGGGTTGGACAACACATTTGACATAAGACTAAATAAAGAACTAATACTACCCATTAGTCCAGCTACTACAGTTCCAACTTGCTTGAATACTGACATCAATCCGATAAATGGCGTTGCTATAACTGCTGCTGCTAGACCCATAGAAGATAAACTGTCGCTAAGTCCATCAGCGTCTGTAGTGCCTGTTTTCATATAATCAATCAAACCAATCATAGCCGGTAAACTTTTCGTAACGATCTGATTGGACACACCTTCAATCTTAATTTGCAATCCTTCCAGCTCGTTTGCTAAGAGTTGAGACTGCTCTATAGATTCCTTGGTTCTGATTACGCCTGCTTCATTAAGGTCATGCTCATAGTTGCGTAGAGCCTCGCCGTTGTTATCCCAAAGAGGTATGATGTCACCTAAGCCACTCGCTAACGACTCAGTGACGAATCTTACCTCTTGCGTGGTTGCGTCTGCTTTTTCCATCTCATCTACTACGGCCTGAATAGCATCCACACTATCCATAGTAGATAGGCTTCTACCAAATATCTCCAGCTCTGCATCCGTCTTCTTAGTTGCATTTTGCATCAGCTCTAAGGTGTCCACCAGACCGCCACCACCGGTAGCACTGAACTCGCCTAGCTTCTCTTGGGCATCTGCCAAGATATCACCAACGCCTTCCATCTCTAATCCATACGCGGCAGTTGCTGCTGTTAATACCTGTAGGTTTTTCGTCGAAGTGTTTGCTCTTGTTGCTAATCTTACTAACTGCTCATCCGCTTCCGCTGTTTGCAATGCTAGCGTTACTAAACCCGCACCTATTGCAGCTACCGACCCTACAACAGATACGGCACCTATTGCAGCTGCACCCGCTAAACCACTCTCGCCGAAAGCCTCAGTGATAGAAGAAAGCTTTTCGTTAAGAGAACCTACAGCATCACCAATAGCTGTACCACTCAGATCATCTATTAGCTTTTCTTTAAATTTGCCAACAGAGTCGCTCATCTCCTGTGTACGATCACGAGTCTCGCGCTCAGCGCGTGATAAACCATCTGTAAACTCACTCAGGCGTACTGCCAAGTCGAGTGTTAGCGTTCCTAGTGAGGTGCTGGCCATAATGGTAAATCCTTATTTTGGACAATAAAAAACCCCAATCATTTCTGACTGAGGTTTCTTTAAATATCTTCAGTATTTTAAATTACTTTACTACTCTAGCGGTTTGGCTTTTCAGGCTCTCAAACACGCTAGCCTGCTTCTCGTTATTCTGCTTGATAACTTCGATGCCGCAATCCAACGAAGCAAGCGCTTTTTGAATCACACTGATAGCATGACGGGTCTCTTCGACCTTTTTCTTTCCAATGCCATGCATATCATCAATGTATTTTGAGTTACTGGCGTTGCTTGCCTGCCGTGCCAGTATCGCATCATAAACAAAGGCGATCGCTTCAGGCAGCTTCGACTCTGGTATTTGGTCGATATGATCGACGTTGTAATGATTGGTCACTATCTTATACGCATCACTGATGAGCATATTGCCCACTGCTAGGCGATCACATGCTTTTCTCAATGGCGTGCGTTGATGTGATGTTGTCTTGGTTTCGCGCTCTAATATATCCAATACCCAAACTCTAAAAGCTTTGGCTATATCGGTACGGGCAAACATAGCAAGTAAGTGGCAGCCGCGTAATGAAAATATACGAATTTTTGCCGTCAATCCCTTTGTTTTCGACGAGACCACCGATTCGGTGCTCTCGATAACTTTAGTCATAGCTTCAGTAAATTCGTCGGCGTTTGAGTTATAAATCCTATTTAAGGATTTGATGTGCTTATACCCAAGCGCAATCGCCAAGTCGCTAGAGGTTAGCCAGACTTGGTCGTCTTTATCGATAGTGGTAAGGGTGGTGCCGTTGAAAGTTAATGTGTTCATGATGAACTCCTACTTGTTTCTCTGATTTTGCCCAAAATAGGGCGCCGAGAGGTTCAGAACCGTCAAGTAGAACGGCGGGCAGTTTTCCCCACGAAAGGTATTGTATGGCTGCCGCCCTCTCGACATAGAAACATGTGGTTTATCACAACGACACAGAGTCACTATTATGAGAGTTTGCCTTTTAGATAGGCATAAAAAAACCACGATTACGCTTGTGGGTTGCGCTACTTGATTGGGAGGTTCTGACGCCTCAAATGCAAATATACTGTATTACCATACTCGTTGCAAACACTATTCAAAATAAAAGCCCACCGAAGTGAGCCTTTATCTATTCATCATCTAAATATAGATACACGTAATAACCAGTAGGTATTGATCCAACGAGCGACCAAACCCTATTCTCAACTAGGTTATTCACCCATATCTGCGCCCAGTTTAATTGCTGCGCGGGTAGTTTGTGTCGTGGTGAGTATCGCATAATTTCTATATTAATTTGGTATTGCTTCTAAAAATCGATTCAACGCGTGATACGCCTTAGTATCTGCATTAAGCTTAACTATATAATCCTCAATGTCGCCTTTGTCAGTCACAACTTGCACTAAAGTCTCTTTTGAAGAATATATTTTATTTAGTAAACTCTTAGGTACAACATAGGCTTGGGTTGATGTTCTGCCCGTTATTTTATCGTAATTATAACTTGTTAATCCGCTACCAACTGGACTTAAAGTCACTAATTCGCCATCAATTTTTAATCGCAAGTTTCCTATTCTTACGTAGTCACCGCCAATTGATTGAGAGCTATATAAGTCAAGTATAACCAAGCGGATTGCTGCAGTAGATGGACTGTCATCTTCCCATCTAAATCCAAGTGTAGGACAATACACCCCAGTGTTTTTACAGCTTAATCCATGCGGTTTTATATCAATTGTTTTTGTATTATCAAATTCACTTTTCGAGGTTGTAGGGTTTAACCCTGATGATGTTGCACACCCCAAAACCCCTAACGATAAAGCCGCACATAAAAATAAACGTTTCATGACCAAACCTATATCTTATTAATAAGTACTAACTATAAGTCATCAGCAATTATTCAGCAACATTTGTTAGCTTGTATCCTTAATCTGTTCTTCAAAAGTTTCGACCACATCATCTTCATGTGGCATTAGCTCAAGAGGATCAATCCAGTCCTCAGCTTTAACTTTCACATTATAACCAAAGCTCATGATATTTGCCGCGGCTTGCTCGATACGTCGACCAATGTTTAAGCTACCACGTCTTGAGCGATACTCTGCCCACTGCTTAATCTCAATCATTGTAAGATTACTTTTAACCTGATGAATTGTATTGCCGCCGATACCAGCTAGCGCAAGCTCAAATAAAAGCTCATTCTCGCCAGCAACTATTCCTTTTTCTTCTCGTCCGCCTGCTCCTTCATCGCCTTTTTTATGCTATCAAGCCCCCATACTTTATTGAATATAGCATTTGCCAATGACTGAATGAAAACCGTTTTAACTTGGTGCTCTGTAAATTGCTGTTTACCTTTTTCGTCAACTAGTGCTTTACTAATCCACTCTGCTGCAACATCTTCATTGTCATTCATTCGCTTGTGAAGCGCATCGCTTTCTACGAATGGGAGTGTCTTGTACTTGATATCAACTTCGCACAACTCACCCTTATGGTAGAACTCAACCGTATCTTCATGGATTTCTCCAACCAAGCTACCGGCTTTGACGTCTGATAATTGATACTTTGCCATTTTACTAATCCTTTAAAAATAGTTAGACCCCAATTAAGGGGCCTATTATTCGTTCATATTTTCACTGATTTAAAGCGTGGGTAGCTTATACTCAGTAACCGCTTTAGTCTGGCGTTTCATTCCCACTGAGTGCTTAACCAGCGAGTCAGCGTCAAATGTTGGAGGGCTCGCTCTTAATCG